CCTCCATTGAAATCCTCTTCGTATCCAGCTTTAATTGCAATGTCTTTAATTTTATCTACATCTTGTGAATTTCCAAATCTAAATCCATAATTATTTACAAGATTTGCAATAAATGCTGTTCTATTTAATCTTGCCGCATAGCTACCATCATCCACCAATTCCTTCTGTAAGAATTCTGGACAATTATTCACATTTTTAAAAATAATCCTATACGATGCTGACATCTTAGTTGGCATTCCATTCTCATCATAATCTATGTTGATTTTTGCATAAGGCTGTCCAGGATAATTAGATTCAAAATCAATCTCTCTTCCATCACAAGGAATTTCTGCGGAGATATGTAGAATTCTGTTAGGTGTACAAAAATATCCAATAGCTTCAAAAAGATTATTTTTATAATTAAACTTTACATCTCTACTTCTAGAACCTACTAAAACATCCTTTTTAACAGGATCTTTCTTTTGAAGTTTATGAATTGAATATTCCTTAATAGATTCAAGTTTATTTTCGAGTTCTTTTTTTCTTAACTCTTCTTTTACTCTAATTTTTTCCTTAGCACTTTCAATAAGAAATGTTAAAGAATCATCTTTTGAAATTAAGAACTTGTCAAACACAGAAGGAAATAAAAAGTTCTTAACAACATCGTTATCAAATACTACACGAACGTGAGAATCATCAATAAATGTTAAATTTCCGTTTCCAAAGATGTTATGAAATACATTATACATTCTTACGTCCTCTCTTTCTATTTATATAAGAATTATAACATATAGACTAATCAATGTCAACAATGATTTTAACGGCCACTGTAGGACTCGAACCTACGACTTCCTGATTAACAGTCAGGCGTTCTAACCAACTGAACTAAGTGGCCTTATGTTCCTAATAGGAATCGAACCCATATCGAAAGATTAGAAATCTTTTGTTTTTTCCATTAAACTATAGGAACTTAGAAGTTTAAAGTTACACTTCAAAACTACGCATAATCATATTTAGCGCCATTAATTTATATTGCTTTCATATAAGTTGATCAATCTTACATTAACGCACCACAATATAAATTAATATCTAAGGAAATGATACATTTGTTCGAACCTTACACAGCTCCCAACCCGACTTGAACGGGTATCATCGGTTTACAAGGCCGAAGTTCTACCGATTGAACTATAGGAGCACAATAGAGTTATCATTGAATAATAACTCTATGCAGAAAGGAGGAAATCATTATGACAAAAAGATGCCATATTGCGGGTAGTAGAGTCGAACTACTCTTTGCAGGGTATGAGCCTGCTCTGGAACCGATCCAGTTAACCCGCGGTATAAACAAGACAATCTATATATTGAAACTGAGTCCTAATCAGTTGCATTTTCTGCTTATAGATATAATTGCTGTTATTGTCTTTATCGGAGTGACAGGATTTGAACCTGCAGTCCCGTGAACCCAAATCACGTGCGATACCAAGTTACGCTACACCCCGTAATCAAGATGGTTTAATTTAGTCCATGAACTGGAACTTGATGTTAAAGTATGTTGTATGATATTCTAAATATAAATTGCTGAACCATCTTTACTATATAAAGAAAGGAGGAAAGGATTTGCCACAGCGGATGATGGAGTCGAACCATCCTACTCCGGGTCAAAGCCGGATACACTATCCGATATGTTAATCCGCTAAAAATACAAGACATATATTAAAAACTTGTGCTTTATCCTACTAAGCTACATTTCCTATGGAAAAGATGAGACTCGAACTCACGATACCAAGTGCAGTTTTAAATTGCTGTATATGTCTTTTACACTCCCGACGGGTGCTGCCCCCGCTATCTTCGCTGTGACAGAGCGATGAGTCTGCTTGTTCCTCCTCAGGAGTAATACTACAAATCTAAGTCCTTTATATTACATTTTCCTAACTGTGGACCTCTACAAATGACACCATTTGATTCTGTAGATATAAAAGAGAACTCATTGTAGCAAAATTAGTAAGTTCTATAATTTATGTAGGAAAAATTCGTAACTCCTATTTAATAAAAAATATCTTTAATTTTCTAGACACAATGTTGGTGGTTATTTTTGAAGAATAATCCAATAATGTAATTGCTGAACGTGTCTAATGTTATTTAACATATATTATTATACAACATTAATTTGTATCTGTCAACTACTTTTCTGTTTATTTGAAAGATCTATTAAAGCGTCTTAATGTATTTTCCACAATTACAAGGACCATTAGACTCTCGTTCTCTGAATTCTTTACAGATACAAACAGAATCGTCATCTTTGATTATTGCACAAGGACAATATCGTTTTCCATATAGTATATAATTTTTATCAAGCTCTTTATTTATTTTATCTACTAATTCTTTATCTGAATTTAATTTAATTGTCATGTTTCTCGTATAACGTATCTGGTCCACCCTGTGAATATAAATCGTACTGATATTCATCTGCCCAATTCTTCATATTTTTAGGTTGACCACACATAAAAGTAAATATCTGATTATCCTTTTCATTATCTACATAAATAACAACATCATAATAACCTGGAACAAATTTAGAATCTTGTCTAATCTTGATTACTCTATTTGTTCTATCTCCATGATGGTATATAACCCACCCCACTACATTCGCAGACATATCTTGAATAGGTTGGGCAGGTTCATCTGCAAGAAATCTTGCTTCCGATCTATATTCGTCTAATGTCATAGTAGATGGAAATTTAGGATCTTTTGGATTAAATTTCTCGTTGGGTTTTAACACATGTTGGTTATAATGTCTTTTTAAATGAGTTATATTATCAAAATCAGGTGTTTCCAATAACAAACTTTCATTTAAAAATTGTAATACATTATCGACATCAATTATTTTCATTATTAATAACCTTTATATATTCATCCAACATTATCTTAAATTGGTTTCTATCTTCATCATTAAAAGTATCGAAATCTTCATTTTCTGAAGGCCAATATTCAAATGACTTAACTATTGCACAAGTATCATAAGCATCCTCATTGATAAATTTAGATGCTAATCTATTAGGTGTATCAAATTTAACTTGACATTCATTGTTAGCAATAAAATATCCAGGATAATCTTTACAAGGATCGAATCTTGATATATCCTTAATTACATTATATTCAATATCTTTTAAGAAACTTGAATCAATATCTTTTTCAATGAATTCATAAGTATTATTAGGATATACAACAAAATAATTAATCTTCATAATTATAAATCTTAACTTATCTTCTTAGAATATTGATTATCACTTGATAAATTACAACCTAATATTTCATCAAAATGCTGGTCATTATTTGGAATAAATCTTCCAAATTTCACAATTATATTAACATATTTTTCCAGTTCTGTCAACTCTTTTTTTATCTCGTTTTCTGTGTAACCTGTATATATTACAATATCATCATTACATCTAAATTCGTTTCTAATTAAATTAATAAAATTAAGTAGATCATCAAAACTATCTAAAGGTTCCAATCCACCACAAACAATTGAACTGGTTATATTATTAGAAAAATATCTACATGCTAATGTAACGTCATTGATTTCAATTATGGGTTCTTTAAGTAAAGAAGAATTTTGACAAACATTCATTTTATTTTCTATATCGCATTTTAATGTACAATAAGGAAAAATAAGAAACATTGATGGTTTCTTATAATTTAAAAAATCCTCATCGATTAATCCTCGAAGTTTCATTTTTTAACCTCTTAATTAAATCTAGATAGAATATAATCGGCAACACATAAACCATTAGCACTTGCTTGCTGTAGTCCTCTTGTGATACCAGCACCATCACCCATTACAAATAACCCATTAATATTTGTTTCAAAATTCTCATTTGTAATAATTTTATTGGAATAAAATTTTACTTCAACACCATACAATAATGTTTCTACTGACGCAATTCCAGGAGATATTTTATCTAATGCGAATATAGTTTCTTCTATATCCTTCATTATTCTATATGGTAGAACAAGACTAAGATCTCCAGGAACAGAATCTTTTAACGTAGGTATTATATTATTCCTATACAATCTTTCTTTTGTAGTTCTTCTACCTTTTAAGAAATCACCAAAAGTTTGAACCATTATTTTTCCGCCACATAACATATTAGATAATCTGGCAATACTTTTTCCATATTCTATCGGTGTATTAAAAGGTTCAGTGAAATTCTTTGAAACTAATAAAGCAAAATTAGTATTTTCTGTTTTTAAATCCTTTGCTTTATACGCATGGCCATTTACAACTGCTAAACCACCTTCATAATATTCTGTTGTTACTTCCCCTGAAGGATTAACACAGAATGTTCTAACTTTATCATCGAACGTAGGTGTTCTATAAATCAATTTTGCCTCATACAAAGAATTATTTAATTCTTCTAATATTTCATTTCTAACTTCTACTCTAACACCGATATCAACTGTACCAACAACAGAATTAATATTATGTTGTCTACACAAATTAGAAAGTGATTCACATCCAACTCTACCCACACCAGAAACAATATAATTAGAATAATAACTTATATTATTTTCTGTTAAAACACCTACAACTCTGTTGTCGTTAATCAAATAATCAATTACTCTGGTATTAAAATATATCTTCACTCCATTATCTATTAGAAATGATTGTAATTTTGAATATATCTTATATCCTTCTTCTGTTCCAAGATGACGAACAGGACTTTCAACTAATTTTAATCCAGCCTGAATTGCTTTTAATTTAACTTTCGATATAAGCTCTTGCTCATTTTCTCCATATATCTTTGAGTCAGCACCAAAGGATAAATAAATAGAATCCGATTCCTTAATGTACTTTAAAGCCTTATCCTGACCTAGAATATCTTTTAAATTACCACCGACATCTGTGGACAAAGATAATTTACCATCAGAAAACGCGCCAGCTCCTGAAAAGCCTGTTGTTATATTGCAAATCTTACAATTAGAACATACACCAGTAATTCTTTTAGGACAAATTCTATTTTCTATAGAATTACCTAATTCAAAGATTGCAATTTTTAAATTTTTATTTTTTGTAATTAATTTGTAAGCACAGAAAATTCCAGATGGACCGGCACCTACAATTATAACATCATACTTATTATCCATAATACGGCACCAGTAGGACTTGAACCTACACAACCTTTCGATTGGATACCTTAGCAGGGTACTGAGATACCATTACTCCATGGTGCCTAATAGCTGATTAGGTACAGCTAAAACCTCAATTCGATTCGTTATTTAAGCTCCTTAAAGAATTGAAAACTAATTCGGAACTATTGCAGATAAGGATTTGCACCTTATATGATCGCTCCATTGTGGTCTTGCTCGGACGTCTCTGGCTCACTTGCACACTCCGTGCGATCGCCCCCACTATTCCTACGCGTCTACCTATTCCGCCACTGCAATACTATTTCTATAATTTTAACATAGTGAGAAACAAAAGTCAATAACTATAATATTAAAACATTGATTCTTTTTCCAATACATTATACCATTTACGCTCATCAAATTCACGTTTTCGGATTTTCTGATAAGACGAAACAGGGACATAAAATCCAACTACTCTACTAAATTTTTCTGCAACTGGTTTTCCACACCTTGGACAGGTTGAAGTACCAATAAATGCGTGTCTATCCTCACACGTACTTATTTTTGTATTAAAAGCTGAATAAATAACACCATGACTTGCTACGTAATTTAACATATCCCATGCTGCATCTTTTGTTGGAAATCTTCCTTCAATATTAATATGGGCAATACATCCACCACCACACATTTTATCAAAGATATTTCCTAATCTACATTTCTCCTCTATTGTACATCTTTCTTTGAGCGGGATCCATTGATTTGCGTAGATATAATATTTATCCTGTTCAAACAACAAATTATCTGCTGTACATATAGTACCGGCACAATTTTCACCAGGTATTGATTCTATATTAAATGTAAAATCACATTCAAATGAATCTTTAACTTCATTTATGGTTTTTAAAATTTCAGTTGCAAATTCAACTGCCTCATCGGAGTATGATTTATTGCCAAAATCATCTGTATTGATTAAATCAAAAAGATCCATTACTTCATACAATCCTAAAATTCCGATTGTACAAAATTGTTTATCTAACTCTACTGCACCTTCTTGATAATTCGGTAATAATCCTTTTTCTATATTTCTTTTAAGAATATGTCTCATAGAATAAAGAGCTTTACAATCAAGTAACGTTCTTTCTTTAAGAATTTTTAAATACTTAGATTTATTAAGTTTACATTCATAAGCAATTCTAACAAGATTAATCGTGCTTACTCTACAAGAACCAACAGACAATGCTGATCCACCAATACTGTTTTGGAACACATCTAATTTTTTAGTATCACTAAGAAGTCTACAACAATTTGAAAGAACTCCAACATTATCTGAAATAAAAAAATTACTATCACTCCATTTTACATTGTGATCCGAACACCATCTTGCAAAATCTTTATCTTGAAATTCATTATCAATATATAATAATGAATAAGTCAAAACAGGAAATGTAAACATTTGCTCTGATCTAATTTCTGATACGACCTCCATAAATAATTTTTGAACTTTAATAAGCTCTTCAATTTCGTCTATTGCAAAAGTCCCATCGGGAAATTCTAATCCACCAAATAACGATTCAAGATAACATCTATCAAAAATACTTACATTAGTAAATGCACATTGGTCAATCCTTAAAAACGGCTGATTTAATCTAAATATAAATTTCTGGAAATTTTGTTTTAAATAATATTTTGGATTTTTCATATAATATCCAGTTTCAACATCTTTTTTCCAAAAATAATAAGACCAAATTAATACATTCGGTAATCCAACAGCACCAGATTGTCTGTTAGATAAAAATGATACAAATTCAATAACGTCATCAAAAAATGTGGTAAGATGTTTCGGTGGTTGATGATTATAACCACTTAAAAAGAACAAACCCTCTTTTGATAATCTGGTTAGATCATTAGCCCAACAATAAGGAAAGAAACTCGCTGTATGAGAATCATTAAGATAGAATCCTTTTGTATACTCTTGTCTTAACCATTCTTTAGCAGTTTTAATTCCCCACTTTTTCTTAATCTCAATAAAAATTTTATTCAACGCAAATAACTTATCAGAAGATTTACCTTTTTCAGTCATAAAAGATCTTATATCTCTATGGTTTGCATTAGCATTCGGATCTACTGTAGTATCTGCCAAAGTGTCATTTTGTACAAATTTATCTATAAATTCTGAGTAATCAAGTTGGGATGGATGAATACCATTAATATATTCAAAATCTTCCCCGAACTCAGTTCTTAATGAATTTAATGTTCTTTCAAAATCTTTATTAAGTTTTAATTCAATTTCCATTGCAACTTATCCTATTATTTTTTAAATGTTACTAATTCACCTTCTAATGAACGTCTTCTATGCTCATTAATAGAATTTGGAAAATCATTCATATACAAACCTTCAAAAGTAAATCTTTGTGGTTTACCTTTTGTAAAAGTAGAAATATCTTTATTCGAAAAATCTCCCCATTTTTTCAATGCAGTAAAATATTCTTGTGCTACATCATTTAACTTAATATTTGTAAATTTATAATCATCAGGTTGACCCGTTCTACAATCGTAATAAACAGGACTATCTTCCGGATATTTTATTAATACAGAATCTTGTTGATAATCATAACCTAATTCTAATATTAAGTTTGCGAAATCATTAAAATCAATATATTGTTTAGTACGCATATTAAATGGAAAAACTATAAAAGATTTTTCTACTTTAGCTTTACTACTATTTGTTTCTTTAAATCCACCATAAACAGGAATAAATGATAAATTATTATTTTTTAAATCATTTTTTAATTCGATCGTTCTTTTGTTGTTTTCGTCTATCCAGGTTTGACAATTTATTTCTATTTCATCATCAGTAGAATTTAAATTATTTTCACCAGAAAAAACACTATATATTTCACCATTGTCAGACCTATATAAATTATCTCTCATAGCTGAAATTATAGCATATCCATATTCATCATGTCCATGAGCAACTCTATTAAGTGTTTTCTCTACTAAAGGTATCATAGATATTATATTATCTAATTTAATTATTTTCATTTCTTTTCCTTAAGAAACTCTACTGCATCTTCAAACTTCATAAATTTTCCATCTTCTTCGAGAATTGGAGCAGTTCTTAATCCACAACGATTACTAATTTCAATAATCTTTTCTCTATCTGTAATTTTATTATATTCAATTCCAGCTTTATCTAACTTCTTCTCTAGAACAATACATTTCGGACAATTAATAGTGTACAGGTTAATCATTTAATTTCTCCCAACTGTAAATCGATTTATTATAAGGTTGCGACCTACTACCATCTTTGAATACTAATGTAAAATATCTACGGGAATTAACATCCATATATTTTACATCAAATATTTCAGTCCTCTTAGAATATTTATTCAGTAATTTTATTTTCATATTGTATACTCCTTTTAAGGACAAAATAGGCACCTAAAAATTCAGGTGCCTATTTTATATATACAATTAATCCCATAAATCATAAAAATAATTTACAAACAAACTTAAACCTTCATCTAACATTCTTTTTTGAAATGCATAATCATCACGGTACTGTTCATCACATGTATCTTCATTCGCTTGTCTAAAACATTCTTCCATTCTTTTTAAAATTGATTGCCATTCTTCATAAGATATATCATATGGAGATCCATGAAGATCTAACTGCATATCATGAAGAAGATTTACAATATTGGTTAGAAACCAATCTCTTATAGAGTATCTATCTACATAAGAATAACCATTAATTCCACGTTGAAAAAATTGTTTTATCTCACTTATTTTTATATTTAATTTAGGTAATAAATACATACCTTTTGTATTATACCTAAAGATTTTTCCTTTATACATTTTCTTATTTATTTCTTTAAAATTTTTTATCTTATAAATAAGACGTATGAAATTCTTTTTAATTTGATCCATAGGGTATACACCTCTTAACCAGTGTATACCCTATCATATCTTTCATTGTTGAGGGTTGTTTTCATGACTTCAATTGGATCAATTTTTTGCTTAAGTGTTTTATGAGTTTCGCCAGTAACTTTATCTACAGTTACTTCTTCTTCCCATTGAGTACCATCAATTACTGATTTAAACAATGATGCTGAGTAACCGGATACAATACAACAATCTTCCCCTTCAAAAGTTTCGTGGAACATTCCTGCATGTGATGCTCTCACATTCCAATATACGATTGCAGGCATTACATATCCAGCATCTTCATATTTCTTTTTCATAGTCTGCATAAAGGGTTCAGGTGTCACTCTACGTCTTACACTTCCCCAACCGTATGAAGAACGATGACCACGTGCCTGATCAAACTGCATATCGGAAATTACATATAATTTTGATGGGAGATCACTTTGATTAAGTTTATTCTTAATTGCAGTATTAAGGATAATATCTAAACAAGCTTCAAAATCAGTATTGGACGGATTAATACTTCTAAGTGAAGAAACTTTTTCAGCAATAGTATTTCCATGAAGTACCTGTAACTCAGGTTTCTCATCAAATGTAATAAAATGATTTTTAAATGGACCTTTACACTTGTCCGCGCAATAAATACCAAGTGCAATTGCAACTCTTACAGGCTCACCACTCATTGAACCAGAAGTATCAACACAGCAAATACCTGTTTCCTCATTATCCTTAAAATAATTAGGAAGTGCCTTCCACATAGCATCGTACAGAATCTGATCCTTTAAAGGCATTCGATCATTAATTGGCCTGCTACCATTATTATAGCCAATCTTATCAATTATCTTTCCAACAATGTCCACAGGAAAGAGAGATTTCGAATTTACATTAGCATCACCTGCTGCTAATCTTGATAAATAAATAATATAATTTTCAGAACAATGCTTTTGAAAAGCATCCGAATAAATCATTGATGCCCTTGCAGGCAGCTTTTCAAAATCAATTTCATCCCATCTATTCTGGGACATTTTTGATTCTACAATTCCGATTTCTTTTCGAAGCATAGAAAGCATTTTTCTATATTCTTTCGAAGAAAAATGTAGTGACTTTCTAATTCGTGTAGCAAGCTTTCTTGTTGCTTCGGAAGATGTATTTTCTGAAGGTAACCACTTAGCCAGAAGCGAACATGATCCATTCTTTCTTACAGATGTAATATCTTCAGAAAGAATTTTTGAAATTTCAGAAATCATGGCATCTTCACACTTAGTTCCTACTAAACAAAGATAATCATCTCCTCTTCCAAAGAAAAGAAAATTATCAAGATTCTTCTTTATATATTCTGGGTACGTATTAGCAAGAGATGAAGAAATGATTCTAAAGACTCTTCTCATTCCTTGCCCACCTCTAATATCTCTAATATAGAAAAGAAGCTTCATTGAAAGCTGTCTATCTTCATTAAACGCTCTGTAGAAAGTATTAAGAATATCCTCTGCAGAACGATCCTTCATAGCACCTAAAGAACCGAATGCATCAAGCACAGCATTACCAGTTGACTTCAGTGCAACAGCACCATTTTCAGTATAGGTATAATTATTAATTTCTTTAAGTGCATCTAAAAAATCTGAATACATATCTTACCTCACAAATTCTGTTATAAAAACAAACAAGACACACACATTAGGATTCGAACCTAAAATTTAATCTTTGAAGGATTACGTCTTTACCATTTGACTACAATTTTTTATAATTGCTGTTAGTGTCTTAATTTGTTCTGGTTAATTTATCTCACCTTCTGATAATCATCATAAAGATCATCAATTTCGTCGTCTTTATCAATATTAATTCCAGCGTTAGAAAGCTCTTTGTACATCTTTTCCATCATCTTATACTGCCTCCTAACATCGCTAAGAGTGACAGTTACACCAACATTTGGTGAATCCTCATCCGGAAGCCAGTCAGTGAAAATATCATAGACTTCTGCTGTTCCGAGAAGCTTCTTCAAGATACAAATAGTAAGACCCGTTTCCTTACTATAAATATCAGATCCAGAACACTTGCTAACAGTCTTAGTTCCATCAGACCAAAAAACAATAGTTGCAGGGTCATTATACATTACTCTCTTAATATAGACCTGATGAAATTCAAGCATTCCATTTTCCATATCAATATCATCAACTACAACCATATGACCACTAAACTGAGACGTTGAACTCTTCATTTTATCACCTCTTTTTATTATTCATTCTTTAATAGATTTAAATATTAACCGGGGACGCTGTGCACTTGCGACTTTCTCAATCTGTCCGCCATAGGGCGTATCTACCCCTCCCACCTTTTTATGTCATTGCGTTGTGGGTCACGCTTTAATTTTAACTCGCATTTATTTTACCTTTCCTACCTTCTTATTAACTGTATAAAGTATAACATCAAAAAGTTATTTTGTCAACTCTTTTTCTTCATATCTTTTAATAAGTCTTTCCAGATAAAATCTTGCTTTTTTAAGATCCTCTAAGGCATTGAATTTAAATGGATGTCTCCAGATATATTTAACAACTTGCCAACTAAGCGTTGCGTCAATAGTATCTGAATAATGTTCTACCATAGATTCCAAAGCATCAATACACTCGATTTTAGAATTAGTATAATGATTTGGATGATTTACATAATCTTTATCATCTTTTTTTTCAAAAATATCTGTCGAACCAGTATGCATATTATCCTTCTTTTTCCTTAAACCATTCTTCTATAGAAACATATTTGTTATAATCACGATATTTATTAGCACATTTATCACAATAAGGACAGATCCATCCAGTAGATATTTTAGTAGCAGGTTTACCACAAATTACACATGTTCTTTCAGATAATCTTTCATATTTAGATATACAATCTAATCTGTAATTATCATACCATCGAAGTCCACCATATTTTTCTTTTACCTGTTGAACATTATAATTTTTAAGATTTTTCTGTTTTAGTTCTTGTTTAATATCTTCTGCAAGTTGAATACCAAAAGCCTTTTTCCAACCTTCTGGCATATCGTCCAATGCAGTACCCATTTCATATTTATGCTGTTTTACAGATAATTGAGTTAATGTATACCAATCAATTGGAGCTAGAAATGGATATTTCTTTAGCAACTTCTTATTTCTTAATTTTATTCTTTTCTGTTCTTTTATTTGTTTTTTATTCTTATTCTTCATGAGGTATAATTAATCTGATATTTGATTATCTATAGCAATTCTGTGAATTGAAGTTACATCTTTCAATAAACCATTTTTAATTAATTTACCTAGGTTTAGAGGAGTATAATTTATGTGTTCACAACAAACATTTAAACGATTATTACTATGAGGAGTCACATTAGAATGATCATGACCATGAATATTAAATGCAAATTCAAAATTAATTGGTTCATGAGACAAAATTAACTTTTCTGAAATAAATAATGGACCTTCATATATTTCATGAACATACGGGCTATATATAGATTTACCTTTATCGTGATTTCCTAATATAAGAACTTTATATCCATGAAGTTCACCTAATCTTTTATAATCATTCCCAACATCACCAAGAATTATAAGTGTATCATTTTTTGACACTACCTTATTAATTCTTCTTATCTGCTCAGTATCAGAAATATTATTAGACCTTAGAAACGTCATATCAAGATCACCAAAATGAGGGTCACTATATAAATAGACTGAACCCTTCTCTGACCAATGTTGAAAACATTTATATAAAGTCAAAATCATCTGGAATTACCTCGTTCCACACAAAATTCGAATTAGAATTTTCAAAACAACTATGACAAGGTGAATCTTCCATTAATGGACAATCCCCGTAATCAAGGTCCATGCATGTCATGTCATATGTAAAAATTTGTTCTTTTGACTGAGTTCCATCAGGAAAAATAAGATATGCTTTGTTCCCATAATTTTCATATTTAGGACATTTTTCTTCTTTGCACTCAATCTTATTTTTACAATACTCACATATTCCACTATAATGTTTTAACCAAAAATTATATAAATAATCATTAAATTCTTCGTTCATCATATTTCTAAACCAACCCTGAACCGTTATAAAAATCGTCATTATTAATAAATAATAACATTAATAATATTAATAAAAATATTAGAACTTTCATAATTTAAGAATTAATATCTGCTTCATGAAGCAACAATAAATTATTCCACATTTCTAATCCAAATAAATTCATATAATAAGCTTTTTTCTTGTTCGACATATTTGCAAATTGAAAAGGAAGCATATGATAATTTATATATCTTACAATATCTATAAGAACTTTAGGTAGTGCATTACACTCTGTTAATACCTTATAAGCACCCACATTTTCATGACCATAATAATGAGCTATTCCATTTGAATCAAAAGTCCGTGTGAATAATTTTCCATAGTCATGTAACATAGCAGCAATGTTTAATTGTTCAAAATGTTCTTCACAACAATTTTCATTAATATACGATGTTGCCATATTACAATGGTCCTGAAGATTGAATTTATGATGTGGATTATATTGATTAAAATCAACCATTTCATCAAACATTGTAGAATAATGTTTAAGAGGACATTCATGATTAGAAACAACAGTTACAGAATCAAAACCTTCTCTTAATAATGGAACCTGAAATCTACTCAACATATTATAAATCACTTGTTCAGGTACAAACCTATCTCTAGATAAATTTCTTTTAAGACATTCTGTAAATGGAGTTGAAATTATTTCACAGTAAATTCTAATAAATTTATCTAATTTTTTCTTGAGACTATTAACTTCATCTAATATCGATTTACGATTTTTTAATGTTAAATTAGTTGCATCATAGATAACAGAAATATCATTTTTAAGATTATTAATTACTTTATTATGTAGAACTTTAAATACTTCTGTAGAGTCGCCTTGAATATTCTCGTTACCGTATAACTGATATCGAACAGTATCAGACGAACAAATTTCACATTTACAATTCTTGTAAAAAGTGTCTTTTAATTCATTAGCCCTAAAAGATTTACCACTGCCAGATAAACCAACTAACATTATAAAATTAATTTCATTAGGATTAGACATTACGATCTACCTTACTTAAAATTCGGATAGCTTCACTGAGAGCAATTTGTTGAGGACTATTAACTAATACATATCTATTGAGTTGCTTAAGATAAAAAATTACATCTTTGATACTCACAACTTCATAATCCTTGATTAATACCTTATTGTTTTATATATAAAGAAAATTAAAATAATTAATACGAATAACAAAAGACTTATCCAAATAGGAGACAGAACCCATACCCACGACCAATCTATTACACCAATTAATTTGAGTGCAATAAATAGTATTTGTAATAATCCAACAAAATCAATATTATTTGTTCTATTTACATTCAACTCTGTATTTCCAAATCTAAATTTCATATTAATCCTTCCCGTGAAACTTTAATAAGAATTCATTGGAAACCGCTTTAAAACTTTGTTTTCCATCTTTAGATCTGATTACTACACCTTCTCTTTCTAAATTATCAATTACTGAAGTACCGTCTGCATAGCTTAATAATTCTTCGACAGTATTAGGTAAATAAAAATCAACATCTAAAATTGGAACAAAAGGAATATTAAATTTCTGAAGAAAATTGAAAGCTTCTACAGAACCCCATCTACCCTTATCTGAAGTAACTAAATTAAAAGCTTTAAAATCTTGATCTTTTAAACTATAGTTTCTATTCTGTATCTTATCACCATAGGTCTCTCCTTGAATTGTTACCCAATCCAAATTTAATTCATTCAAGATTTTAGTTAAGACATTTTCAATATCATACTTAATTGACATTTCCTGATAAACATTGGTATCATAAAAACACCGTTTATCGGGTTTATCGAAAACTACATTACGAGAACAAACCAGAAATTCATATTTAGCACCAAAAATATTCTTATATTTTCTCATGGTAAAAGTAGTAGAAGTACCATCAATTTTTTCTGTTACAATCCAAGGACCTTTCTCATTCAGAATCCAAGGCATATTTTGTACTCGCTCTTCATCGGTCTTAGAAACCCAAGCAGGCCAGGTCTTGTTGCTCTTAACGAATCTGCCAAGCGTGTTAAGCAGGAGTTGTTTACCCCACTCGCGTTTCATGAGCCATCTGAACGGCTGATGCGAGAACAGTTTTCCATAGTGACTTACCATTCTGGCATACTTATTTACCGGTTTCGCTTTACGAGTGTTATCCTCTGGGACATAGTAAGTGACGCCAAGCCTCTCAGTGAGGAAACGAGATTCATCAGTCAATAGATGGACTGTACCGTCGCTCTCAACTATCCCGTCGACAACCGTTGCATTACCACCTTCTCCAAAACCGCAAATGTTCCACCCAAAATTTGCCGCAGACATAAGAAGACCCTGAGATAAAGACTTACACATTTTCTGAGTCTTAATTTTATAATGTTTCTTTGCAAGAAACTCCATATTAATGAATGGTTCAACCTCAGGCAGTTGTGAATCAATTTCGAAGTAGATTGCCGGGTCTCCAGTTTTGAACTCACCTTTGCCAACAACAACAGTCCACCCACCAACATGAGCAAGTTCTACCTTATCATAACCTTCTATTGAAGTAATGTTATCAATTTTTACAACATATGCAAGTTCTCTTTGACTATCTTTATTTAACATGAAATTTCCTCTTCCTCTTTAATCATACACTGATGAAAAATAGCATCTTCAAAATTATTAAAACTTTGACTATCTGAACATGTCCAAACAGCATCAGTATAAGTTAAAAATTTCTTTAATTCATTACGTTCTTTTATAGGTAAAAATTTATCCTTATTTTTATTATAATATTCAATAGGAATAAGTTGTCCCATTTTAACAATATCCCAACCATTTCCATTGTTCTTTTCAGCGACAGAAAAAGAATAAATCAATGCTGTTTTATTTTCAAAAAATCTATATACTTCAACAAAAGTGTCATTTTTCTTATAATACATTTCCATATTTTTTACCTGCGGAGTATAACTATCTATATTCATTACTGCTTCAACTCAAATTTCATATTAGAACCTTCTTTTATTCCACTCCATTGATAACACCTTCTCTATATGGATAATCATAATAATAATGTAGTTCTTGTCCACAGTATGGACAATAAATATATCGTTCTTTTATTGCTTTTTTCATTTCTATCATGGTCATAGAATGACTTTTAATTCCACTTTCTACACCAACATGCATCCCAATAATAAAAGCTCCTAAAAAAACTAAACATGCAATGATTACTATACCAGTAGTTGAAAACAATTTACGTTCTTTATCTGTGTACATTATTTTAAGACCCTTTCAAACTTATCACAAGAAGAATTAAATCCATTCGAAGATGCCATATATGGTTTAAGCTCACAAGATAAATTCCAATCCCCTCCACCGATCCAATACTTACAGTTATAACAAATATTCAGATCTTTAATCGAATTAATATCTTTATCACAATTCTGAACATCAGAATTTCTAATAATTCTATGTGTTATCTTACAAACATTATAATCGTATGGAGGTACAACTCTTCCACAAACAGTAATAAAAGATTCTCTATGTACATTTTCAAAATAATCACAAGATTTACAACTCATATTAATACCATTTCATTACATGTCTTTTTATGTAACATTCTTTTAAAAACTGCTTAAACTCTTCATAATCATTATGTGAATAGGCAGCATATCTAAAGGTTTTATTACTAAAATCAACATCTTTAATTAGATTATATAGTTTTTTACAAACCTTATAAGATATACTACCGCCAGTATCTGGAGAATACAGAAAATCGATAATATCTGTATCTAAATTTTTCTCTTCAATTAATTTATTAGCTACAGCATCATTAGCTGCAAAATCCCTCGGTGTGATGCATTTTGACAACATTGAATAATTATTTCCAAAATCTTCATCAAGACATAATGCAATGTTTTTTCTTAAATTAAAGAATCCACCATACCCCATATCAAAATCATAACTGCTATTTTTAGATGTGATTGAAACACCCATTACATTACCTCTTTACCCAATAACAATGCATCGTTTGCTTGGAACTATCCCAAATATCATTAACTTTACCGTTGATAATAGCAACAATATGATAAGAACCAACATTAGCTACAATACGAGTATTAAGTTCATTACTATTAAGTAGCAACCACTCATTTACTCTATATTTAGTATTATTGGCTGATCTAGGTTCTTTACATTTAATAAAATTATGATTTGTTAAGAATATATCAATGACCTTATCTTCCAACATTGTATAACCTTTTTTTAATCCAATTTGAAATAGCTTGGTTGCACAATCTTCTTGACATTGATAAAAATTCCTTTCTTTAAATATAATTTATTATAACACTTATTATATTTAAAGTCAACCTTTATTCAGAAATATGCTTTAAATGTCCAGCTCTTTCCATCAGATTTAAAAAATCTTCTACTAAATGCTTCCCTATAGCTGGTGTTACACAAGAATAATCAACACCATAATCATCAAAAATTACAGAAAGACACCCCCAAGGTGTTAATCTATATCTATATTCCTCAGTTTTACTCATATCAAGAAAATCATCCAAATCTAACGTAGGCATATTCTGTACAGTTAATCTAAGACTGGATTTTGTAATTGTAGGTTCGTTGTCTACTGGAAAAGCCGTTAATAATTCATCCGCATCAATAGGTCTCATGTTTACCCTCTCATTACAATTGATTTATTTACTTCAAATAATAATTGATTTATTTTATTATAATCTGGACTCTTAGGTAAATTTGTTGATTCTTTACATACCTTTATTTTATTTTCATAATAATCAACCATGTCCATAAATTCTTTAGTAGGTTGATTATCGTCTGCAAGATATTTATTATTTCTGATATCCATTAATAAATCATGTTCTTTTTCTCTGTATGTAATTACCTTACCTTCATTAAGAATATCTAAACACATAAGATACAATCTTATTAAATGCATCATATGTTTTCCTGACTTACCTCTATTGATAGCATGTGAATTTCTTTTTCCAATCTTAGCATAATCTTTAACAATATTATGCATTTCAGACCACATACATTTATAATCTCTTAATGGATAATGATTTAAATTTACATCCATAAATATTTCATATTCCATTTCAGGATTAACAGCTCTATCTACATATAGTCTTATATTATCAGAATCAAAATAAAAATATTTTTCCGGAAAAGTTACATAAGCATTATTAATAGAACCTATTACATGCTGCTCATGTAGTTGCTCATCTAACACTCTAGCTGATTTATTATCAAGTCTACGAAGTTGTGCAGTTGCATAACCACAAAAAGAATTAACTGCTTTTTGAGATAAAAATAAATCAACATTATCTAATAATAATTTACCATATTCATTTATATATAGATAATGTTCTGGTTTTAAACCTACGATTTCAATAGTATTTGGATTGCAATTACACAATAAACTAACCATCTTATTAAATGAATATATAGTTGTGTCAGTATGCTCATCTACGAATTGTTCAAAAATCTGATTAGTACAAATTTCTTGAGAAGTATTTAATGCGACTCCTCTAATATCTACATCTGAGTCTTCAACATTTGTACCGTAGGCGTACGAACCGCCTAAACCTAATAAACAAACATTTTCTTTTAAATGATTGTTAGTTCTGAGAAAATCATATTCTTTTGTTTTAATTAATTCTTTGAATTCCATATACTTTCAAACTCGACTATTTATATATCTATATAAATATCTATATAAATATTATATTATTATCGTATTAACTTTTTTAAGGAGTGACCCCTTAACTTTTTTAATAGGTACCACTTAACTTTTTTAAGAGGTTAATCCCATGAAAGTTCATCTTTAATAGGACCAACTTCCATAACTGTACCATCTTTTAAAACTTGATTAAATAAGTCTAAAATAATATCTCCACCATAAAAAGGATTCGGTGTATTTAATCTTTCTTTAAATCTTTTAAGAAGCAAACCTAAATAAGTATTAAAAATTTTGCTACTAAATTTAAATTCATAATTTAATTTCTTATCAAGTAGAGTTTGCTTTATATACATAAAGCTTTCAGTACCACCAATATATTCAAATCGTACTGAAAGCTCTCCAATATCATCTGTATAAAAACAAGTGTCAATTTTATAATTCATCCAGTCATAATCTTCAAGATGAATTGTTGTATTGATTCTATCTCTACATGGATCATCAGTGAATAGTAATTCGTTTTCTTTTAATTCGTGTAAATTTTCTATTTTCATAATATTATAGATTATATTTTTAACTCACAACTATATTCGACATATAAATTTACTACTAAACCACTTACCCGAAAATTCTATTATTATACATAATAAAACCAACAATAGAATTTATTCAATAATTTCTTTAATGTAAGGAATTTCTTTAAAAATTTTAACGAGTTCATTCCATTCATCGAGCTTGTGTCCAGATCTTTGCTTAATCATTGTAATTACATTTTCATAATTCATTGAAATTGTTCTTCTCTGATCATATGAAGAGGGAAGTAACTGAATTAACTGCCACCAATAATCTTTATCTTTAGTTTTAAGATATTCTTCTCTACAATCATTAAGATTACTAATAATTACATCCAACGCATTTAACGATCTAGAATTTAAATGTTCACAACTAAAATCTTCACGAGTAAAAGGTTTAGCTGCTATCTTATGCATCGTACTACAAGAATTTGATACAGTACCTACCTTGTAGGTATCAAATTCTTTCCACCAATACAAGGGAGCGGTTATATCCAAACTAATAAAAATTTGTCTAAGGTATTTTCGATGTTCTGAGCCAGCTTTAAATAACCTTCTCATAAGGTCTAAATCATTTTTACCAATTTCGTAGTCTTTATTAGATGGTCCACATGAATAACTGTCACTCTTATCCCAACTGTTAAGAGGATTTCTCATTCCTCGTACAGCATGTTCAAATCCCCAAATGTCAATATTTTCAACCTTAATCATAATTTTTTTTCCTTTATATATGTATTAGTATGTTCTATAAGATTCCATTTCATTCTTTTTTTAACTAATTCTGCGACAGCAGGTTTATACATTTTTATAAAATGATATGTTCTACAGCCGTTATCATAAGAGATATAATAATATCGTGGCTTTTGATTGGATGTTTCAGCTTTATACCATTCAATATCAGGAAGAAGACTTAACAGATGCTTATCCATTATTTGTAACCTCTTTAAATAAGAATAATAAAAATTATTTCAAATAAAATTGCAACAGTTAAAAATAAGATTGAATGATCTTGATTATTATAATCAGATACTATTCCAAGAAGTAGAAAAATCATCATAAAAATTGCTGACATAATAGATGCTACATAAATCTTATTCATAACTTTCTACCTTTCTATAGAAGGAAACAATATTACCTACAGTAGAATTACAGTTATAGTATCTATATTCATTTACAATATCTTCGAATGTTCTGACGCCTGCTGAATTATTATATACTTCTTCTTTTGTAATAGATAATGGAGCGTACCAAACATTAATTACATTAACATTAAGTTTATTTGGTGCTAACCAGATTTCTTGATTACCTTCGTAAAGTTTCTTAGCTATGGATTTTGAAATCTTTTTAAACATATTCCAGATCCTTTGAATTTTCTGATTTCTTAGCAAGAATTCTTACAAGCTCATTTTTTAGATCTTCTTCAGTAGCAAATGTAAATTCTGTTTCTGAATACCAAAATTCTGTAGATTCTGTACAAATCTGATAGGCCAACTCTTTGCCTGTATTCCATATATTGGTTACAATACCAACTAGATTCTTGGTATTAGTATCGTAGGTACCTGAAGGATAATCACAAGTAATTTTAACAATGTCTTTAACTCTAATCATTAGTTGGTCCTCTTAAATAATTTCTTCTATGTCAATTTTTATAACATCAAGATAATCAAACCCAAAATCCAAAAAGAATTTAAACGCTTCTTGAATGGTATATCCTTTAGATATACCGTAATTGGTATCGTTAAACCAAAATCTATATCTCTTCATTATCTTCTTCCTCTTTTTCGATAATATCTTCTTTATCATATAATGGATATTTATCATAATCGCCTGAACGATACAGATACCAATCACTATACCAACTCATTGTAATTACTACCTTTCTCATTAATAAATATAACATAAATTAATTTGAAAGTCAATAAAAATTTAAAAATTATCTATTTTTATTTTTCCATTCTTCGATGAATTTGAGTTGATACTCGTCATCTTGCTTTCTTGTATATTCATCCTTTGCATTACATAATAAGAATAAGATAATACCAATTAATAGAAATAACCAAATACCTAAGATAATTAAGACTACTTTCATTAGACTTCATCCTTTCTACTTTATAATAAGTATATTATATAAAAATTATTTAATTCTGTCAATAAAAAAGACAGATTGTATGTAGAAAATACAATCTGTCTTAATCGAAATATTTAATTTACATTAATTGAGCTTGTTCAGCAATTCTTGATCTATATATTTTTTGTAATTCTATTTCAGCATAATAATCTTGTCCTCTGAATACTTCAGACAATCTTTTCATACCATTTCTGTCGCCGGCAAATCTATTGTCATCTACCTGAGTTGTATTATCACCATCAATTATACAGATGCAATCATCTCCAATTCTCTGAAGTGCTAATTTCATTAATTCTATATCGAAATTTTGAGCTTCCTGTATATATATACCTGCATTTAATCCTGTGGTATCATAACCTCTGATATCTGACATCGGAAGTAGAATTAATTGTTCAGTATCTATTAATCTTTCTACTTCTGTAAATGATCCTAATTTGCTGGACAAAAAATTTCCAATTTGAGAGTCAAGCAATTTTGCTTCTCTTGATCCAGGATAATATCCTAATTTCGCAGACCCAGCCGTAGCAACTGTATTACAAAATATTATAATTTTACTTATTTTATTCTTATCCAAAGCTTCAAACAAATATGCTAATGCTAGATAAGATTTACCAGTTCCAGCATGACCTCTAAGCATAATGAGATCATTACTCTTCAATGCATCAATAGCTATTTCTTGTATATCATCTTTTGGTTTTAATTTACCAAAATTTTTACTATTTAGAATTTGATATTGTATAGGTACTAACTTATATCCATCAAATTTAAATTTATCAACTATATTATTTTCTTTATCTCTAAGTAAGAGGTATTGATTTATTAATATTTCATCTGGAATAATATGCTTTTCATAAAATGAAGCAAGTTCTTCATCTGTTTCACATTTAAATTCTATATAACCTTTATAATTATTCATCATCAACGTCCTTATCATCTAAAAAATCTATTGGTGGTTGAAACCCTATTACAGTTTCTTCTTCTTTGTCTTTTTCCAATAATGATTCTTGTATAAGTGAAATCTTCATTGTAATTAGAGCTGTACCAAGATCAAGTAAATTACCAATTAAGATAATTAATTGTTGAACAAGATTAAATAAAAAATAAAGGCCTATGAATAGTAATATAGAACTTACATCATAGTTCATTTATTATATTTACTCCTGATTAATAGAATTTATATTTAATTTTAATAAAGTATAGAACCATAATCTGAAATTCTATTACTTGTTATCATCCAACCATTTTTATCAAAAATATAGTCTTCATTTGAAATAGTTTTAATTTCATTTTTAGGATAGTTATAATTTTTTGTTACATACCACCATCTGAGATCTTCATCTGATAATTTTTCAAGAATCCATCCTTCACAGTAATTCCCACTAAACCATCCATCAGTAGATTTAAACCAATGTTTATTATTATTAAAACATTTCTTAGTTACATAAACATGATCATTTAATTTATAAGTTTTTATGATTTTAGAATCAAGTGATGGTGATGTTCTAACATTTAACGCATCAGCAAGAATAACTAATCCATCTTGTCCTGTGGCAATATCAAATTCTTCAACTTTTTCTTTATCATAAGGTGGTCTGCCATAACCGTATATCTTTGAATTATTTACTGAATAACTCTTTTGACAGACAGCACCACCATTAGGATCTACCTCAGTACCGTTTGATGTGTTTCCTTCAACAGTGTAAACATAACCATTTTCAACATTAACAACTAATCCAGTATGGTATACACCGGAAAGTAATCCATTCTTTGAAAAAAAGATTTGATCACCTAATTGAGGTACTGTTTCAGATCTAAGATAAAAAGCATTTTTATCCTTATATAAATTTACTGAGCTTTTTGTATAATCATCAAAATTTCCACCAAGTAATTTTTTAGCATTTGCTATACCGTAGCATTGGTAGAAACAATAATCTACAAAACAATCACACCAAGCTGCTGGATAATCCATTACTTCTGGATATAATTTATGCATTTCATATCCATACATAGTGTAATTATTATAACCAGCATTTGCTTTTTTATCGTACAAATATTTTTTATCTCCAGACTCTTTTTCAAGATATCCTACTTGAGATAAAGCATAATTTATAACTTTATTAACTGTATTTCCCATAAATCATGAACCTTTAAATATATTCAATCCTAGGTCCAACAGGAGTAAACCTAAGAACTTTTCTTAAGACTGTTCCTTGTTTTGATTCCTCAATAATATTTTGTTCTGTTGTATCTTCTTCCACTTCCTGAATGAAACCTGATGTTTCCTCTTCAGGTGGATTTATAAAATCTTTTTCAATTTCTACTTCAACTAATTGATCAGAAATAGTTGAAGTTGTTTGAATATCAATTTTCTTTTTTCTTGCCATTACTTCACCTTTTAAAGATAGAGTGACTGAAATTAATCAGTCACTCTTTTTTTAATTTTCAATCTTTAATTGCTCCAGGTCCTTCTTTATAGAATTTTGGATTTTCCCAAACTGGATTTTCCGCATCAACAAGTGGTTTAATTCCTACACCCGGTCCTGGATTATCTGTTGGATCTTCAGGTGCATTCCTCATTGCTTCTGCTTCTTTCTCTTCTTGAACCCATTCTTCATATTCCTTTTTGTATTCTGCCTGAGCTTCTTCCCAGTCAGCATCATCCATATCTTCTGTTCTTACTGGTTCAATCGGTTTGCTATTAGGAGCATAAATAGCTTTAATAACTTCTACTGGTCTGTGATTAGCCATTTTCATTTACCTCATATCTTATTATATAATAAATATCCGGATACAACATCTCCATAGGCTACAATTCTTCCGCCGAAGTCTCTTGTTGTGTTTGTAGCTTTATTATAATAACCAAGAATTTTTCCACCAAAAGAAATTGCTTGTTTATTACCTTGGGCATCTTCTTCTATCCATCCAGATACTCTTCCACCATATAATTTAATTTCTGTCTTTTTAATTACGTTCATGTAGATTCTTTAATAATTCAAGAGATTCAGTTTTGTCTACAAAAAATATCTGAGTTATCAATTTCTTTGGATCATTTATAAATTTATCTATTCTTTTAATTAATTTTGTATCGTTATATTCTTGAAGATCGTATTCATATTGAAAATGATAAGGTAATGTTGAATCTCCAAGATTAATTGGACCAAATGTTTGAATAGTTGTCCATCCCAAAGAAGTGCTTATTAGAAGGTACCATGAATTACCAACATCATTATTTAATTGTAAAGAAACATTTCCAAAATCTTCAATATCTATACAATCAAGATTTTGTTGGACATATAGATATGGAAAATTCATATTTCATCCTCAACTAAATTATATGATTTAACTACTAATTCATGAGCTATTCTAATCTCTATTTCGTTGTTATCAAGTTGTTTCTTATATTCTCTTGAATGCAATTCTCCAACAAGTTCTATCTTATCATTAACTCTTAAATTAGACATACTTAATGCTAATTTACCCCACGCAACACAAGGTATATACGAATTAACTTTTTGATTTGTCTTATCAGAGATGATATTATTTGCTAATGTAAAGTGAATATTGTTTTTTCCAGAAGTTGTAGTTCTTAATTTATCTATTTTACATATTCTTCCATCTAATCTAACGAAATTGTCATCTTGAAAATCATCTTGAAAAATATCTTGATAGGTAAATACATATATACTTACTCTGTTAGATCCATCTTCATTTTTACATGAATAAGATCTAATATTTCCGTATATTTCAGCTAAATCGTTGTCTTTATATCTATTACAAAATTTTTTAAATTTCAATGAAATGACATCATCATTACCTGAATATTTATTTTTAACTACAAGGTCTGCTTTACAATACTCTACACCATCTATTATATGTGATGGTTTGATATTTCTTATCAAACCTTTTAGTATTACTTCATTCATTCTATAAATTTCTCTAAACCATTATTTCTTATAATATTTTCTAAAAATTCAATTCTATTTTTATAACTATTAGTTATAAGATTTATACGATGTTCATACTCCTTAGATATCTCTTCTCTGTGTACCTCACTACCAATTTCTCCATTTTCGTTCAACTTAAATATACATCCAGATTTATAAATATCTCCTACTGAACAATCATATTCTGTTACATCTAATGCGTCAGAATCAATATAATATCTTGCTGCAACTGATCTGGCTAATTCTACATCGTGTCCGATATAAAATTCTCTAATTATATTACCTTCTAACAAAGCGAATATTCTACGATTCATGACAATTTCTCCAATCGTTTACAATCATTTTAGTGAAATTTTCAATTCTGTGTCTCTCCACAATTATGTTACTTTCATCACAACACACATTTTCAATCGGACAGTTTATTGAATTTCTGCATCTTGGATACTTGAAACATGTTGAACAAAGCTCGAAGTTCTTTGATGATTCCCATATTCTTGTTTTATAAGAAATATCTTCAATTCCTGTATAAACATTTCCGATTGATGATGAAAAGTAATGTTCACAAATAACAAATTCACCTTTAGGATTAATTGTCAAAGAAGCAGGTCTATCAGCTGAACAATGACAATGTTCAATTTTTTTATAATCTTTTAAATTAATATGACATCCATATTTATTACAAAGATCAGTTGATTCAATTATTTTATTAGAAACAAGTAATTTTTCTTCCAAGGACCTATGCATTGGTGGATTACCGATACCTTCGAATAATGGAGAAAAATATATTTCTAAATTTTTGTTTAAAAATTTTTTAAACTTAATACATAATAATTCAAGTAATGGATCAATATAATCTAGATTTTCAATGGATATATTAATTCTAGCAGATATATTAATTCCAAGATTTAATAATCTATCAATGTTTTCAATAACCCTATTAAAGGCATCTTTATCATTATTTTTATAATTTTTTATCTTATTATATATATTTGAATCTCCGTCTAAAGTTATTTGGGCTCCTACCATGTGCCATTTCTCTAGAAGAGTATAGTCCGAAAAATTATTAAATAAATAACCATTAGAAGTAAATCCACTTGTATAAGGTATGTTATTATCATAGAGATAATTAGTAATTAAATCAATTGCTTTTGTATTACATAAAGGTTCTCCACCGAACCAGTCCAGTTTTATTTCGTCACTGGATTTATAATGATTTTTTATGAACTCCGCAACTTTTAAAGATGTTTCATTTGACATATAATCATGATATATTCCTTCTTCATAACAATATGGACATCTTGCATTACAATCCATTGTTGTGAATATAATATAATTATCCGGTGTCAATAATTTTTTATTATAAAGATCTTTTGGTATATTTTCAACTGAAAGTAGTCCATCTACAAATGATTTTGGATCTAAATTTTCATTAAAATAAAACCATTTACGAATTAAATATTCATAATCATCTTTAATATCATCTAATGAATCATAAATAATTATTTCCGATGTTAATATATTATTAAATATATATTTATCATTATCGTATATTTGAATAATATATGGACTTATTTTATAATCACAATTTTTATAAATTACCTGATCTTTTCCTAAAACTGATGATCGAATAATATTTTTCATATCTTATATCTGATATTTAGCAAGTTTGGCAATAACTGACACATTCTCCACATCCATCACATCCATTATCACAACAAGAATAAACACAATCTGTTGTTCCAGATAATGATGTAGTTTGATAATTGCTAAATACTTTTTCTCCATTTATTACTACATAAGATCTTAATCTAAATGTGTATCTTCTACTTGAATTTAAACCAGTTATGGTATATGTATTAGTATTACCTGAATATCCTATAATGGTACCATCAGCGTAAGATATTTCTACTCCAGACCAAAAAATACCCGAATTCATCTTATTCCATGTAATAGTTAAAGAGGTTGTACTTGTACCACTAATCCATGAATTACTTATATTTGAAACAGTACCAGTACCTACAAGTATATTACCATCAACATAACCAGAAATTCCATTCCAAATTTTTGATTTATCTGCGGGTGATGAACTGACAGCTGTCTGTTCTGCTGCAGTATTTTCATGAACATATCCGCTACCATTATGATATCCTGATGGTATGGTATATGATCCACCAGAATTTAGAACTTTTTTACCAACACTTCCATTATCTTTCATACTTCCTGTTCTTTTACTGGTTAAAGAATCATTATAAAATTCTGCTCCACTAAGAACATTTGCTAATATAGCATCTCCATTGAACTTTAAAGTTCCTGTTCTCTTTTCATGCAAATCATTGTTATAAAAAGTTTTGCCAGAAACTACTTCAGATGCCTTCACATTTCCATTGAATTCAAGAGTTCCTACTTTCTTAGTAAATGGACTATTTTGATAATATGTTTTATCTTTTTCTACATTATTTGTATCTAATGTTGTATTTTCTGTGTGTTGATTAAGATTAAATTTACCAGATTGTTTGGTGTGTAGATCATTATTATAGAATGTTTTCTTTGTATAAACATCAGATGATTTTGCAGTTCCATTGAACTCTAATGTTCCTAAAAGAGGTTCTTGCTCTACATCTGTTGCAGTTTCATCTTTTGCTATATAATTTACCTGGGTTCCTTGTTCAAAGTCTGCTTCAGAAAAACTTAGAATTCCAGAACCTTTTATTATTGCTTGCGCCATATAATTACCTCATATTCCAGCAGTACCAGTAATAAGCGTTCTGGTTTCACTACCATCTGTATAATATGCTTTATATCCATTTACAAGATATGTAGCCGCAATATTAGTTTTCTTTAGGTTAGTTGCTGTTATTTTTCCACTACCATTATGGTAACCTTGGGGAATATATATATCTTTACCAAAATCAACTGTTTTTGAATATGTTCCACGATTAGGCATTGAACCAGTTAATTTTGTTAACCCATCTTTGTAAAAAGTTTTTCCTGAAAGAACTTGAGTTTCAGAAGCATTTCCAGTAAATTTTAAAGTTCCTGTTTTTTTAGTAGTATCTTTATTATAAAATGTTTTTTGAGTATACACATCGGATGCTACAGCAGTTCCAGTAAATTCCAAAGTTCCTTCTTGTTCATTATCTAAATCATTATTGTAGAAGTATATACCTTTTAATACATTACTCAGTTGAGCGTTACCAGTTAATTCAAGAGTACCAGTTACTTTTTGAGGACTTGTGTTGTAAAAAGTCTTACCTTTTCTTACAACAGATGCTACGGCATTTCCAGTGAATTCTAATGTTCCTATTCCTACCTCACCATCAGTATCAAAACCGATATATTGATAACCTTTTAAAACATCATTAGCAGTAGCAGATAAAGAATCGGAATCAATTATTCCACCTCCACCATTTAATAAAATAGCTTGAGCCATAATCAACCACCTGTTAGTTGAATATAAAAATTTAATACTGGTTTTTTATTAAAAACTATACTTATATATCCATCAGTTGTTTCTACTCTTGATATACAAGAAAATGATTTAGTTAAATTTTTTACAGTTGTTTGATTAGATAATGATGAATTTAAAAGATATAAACTTACTATAGGTCTGTAAGTTGAAAGCATTCCAGCAACACTATATTTTTGAACACATGGTACAGAGCTGAAAGCAGTTGATTGAGCGTCCCCACATAAATCACTTGCAGTTGTAGATAATGAATATGTAGTATTAGTTAAATTTATTTGAACTACTGGCCATTGTTTATCTATTGGATAAACTGAAGCATTTGATTCATTATATAAATTAGCAAGTCCTGAAGTAGAATTTCTTGTGTCGGATCCACTTGCAGCAGTAAAAATTTCTGCGTTTGCTTTATTTCTATCTAATTGTTTAATTACTTTTAAATTATTATTTGCAGTTCCAGCAGCGTCACCTATTAATAATGTTTTGTCATTGTCGTTATACAACGGTTCTCCATATTCGAGTTGTTCAGCAATAACATCTGCATTATTATAGGCTTTCTGTGTACGCATTAACTGAATCGTTTTTCCAGTTTCTCCACCAGGAGTTAATGCCATCTATATTAACCTCCGAAGTCTATTATTTATAATAGCTTATTCGATCTTTGTTTCTCCTTTATATACTGATGACATAAAATCAATTGCATCACTAATTTGTTTTAAATCTTTATCTGATTCAATTTCTTTTCTTAGTTCTTTTTCTTTAAGATCTAAAGAGTCGAGATAAGCATTAATTATTTCTTGTTTATCTTCATCTGATAATGTATCCCAATCTTCGTCGATTTCTAATCCGATATCACTTAATAATATTCCATCTATATCATCCATACATTGTTGAAAAACATCTGCGGCTAACCCAACTAATTTTCTTGATTCAGGTTGACCTGTAGGTCTTTGATACATTACTGTAATTTCAGTATTTCTCGGACGAATGTATGTCTTATTAGGAATAGCATTAGAAATTTCTTTGGATAAATGAAGCCCTTTAGCAGTTGCAATAATTGGATTTATAAAAGTCTTAATTTCTAAATCATTAAAATTAATTGCAAAAATTCTTCTTTGATATCCAATAGAGGGTGCTGACAGATAGGATAAATTATTTTTTCTAATTGTATTCTTAACTGCTGAAATAATTTCTCTCATTTCAATGGCTTGATTTTTAGTATCAATTTCCATTGATCTTTCACTTAATTGGATTTCATTATTCTCAATAGTTAGAATTTCTTTTGCCTTATTATCCATTAGTTATCTCCATTAATTTTCTCTGCAAATTAATTGATAAGTATCAGATTCAAAATCTGCTTTCATTGTTATCGTGTAGGTATCATTAACAAATTGAACAGTTGAAGATTCCATAGTTACATTAGTAGAATCTTCTTCTTCCTCTACTTCACTCGATTTATCTAATCTTGAATATGCTTTTGACCACTCAGTATCATTTTTAAAATCAATTACATAACAACCATCGTCAGAAATATTACCTGATTCTACTATACCAATATTTTTTAAAAATTCTTTCATCTTTTATTCTTCTTTCGTGATCTATTTAATTTAGCAAATTTATAAAATATAATACAATATTTTATAAAAAAATAAAGTGAGGAAATATCCTCACTTAAAAAACTGATCAAAATAATAATAAATTCCACAGAACATTCCAGTAATAAGGAATGCTTTTCTTACAGCAATATCATCTCCACAAATTTGATATAAGATTGCACCTATACCAATCATTACAAAAATTCTTATGAAACCTTTCAAATCTTTTTCTCCTTATTATTATTGTACTTACATTCTCCAAAACTACAAAAATCATCAGGTGTAACATGATGGTCAATTAATTCACATCCAATTTCATTTTGTGGATAATCCTCAATATTTTGGCTTTGCCAAACTTCAGAAAACATCCAGTCATATGGAATATAATGAATACAATTCTTACAATGAATTACAGATTCAGGTATGTTTTCTATTATGGCTACTGAAGGATTAAGAAACTTCAATGATTCCCAATCTATATGACATCTTTTCTCAAAGCTATCAATTATTGTTTGTCTGCTAAGTAATTCAATCATATTCGTTATTCTCCCATTGATGGACCCCAACCCGGTTCCTCACGTACACAAGCAGAAGGATACTTTCTAAGGTTCCATGCTCCTACCGCCATATATTCTTCCGAAAACACTTTTGTTTGGGCCATACAAACTGTACATCTAACAACAATTTTTTTGTTTGATGCAACTGCTATTTTCGGCATTCCTTTGCTGCATGGTATCCAATCCGCATCTGCAGATGGCATTACAACGATTTCATAAAGTACCGCCCTCAGTATATTTAGCTCACCATCGCTGTAATCTTTTACCTTAAGCCAAGGTTCCAACTTCGCTCTTAATGCTTTCCTATCGATTAGATCAGACATTGCTATTATGTCCCCATCACGTTTAGTTTTACCCTCTTTACTGCCGATATAACTTCTTCTGCGCATACAACATATCTTTTACCATCTATCACAATTTCAACCATATTATGATCGCCAAGATGGCTTTCGATATTAACTTCTCCTTTTGATGGATTAGAGTATTCTCCTAACTTGCAAATTACATCCATAACTTACCTCTAAATTGTTTTCTGAATCCAATAAAACATTAATGCTAAGACTGCTAACGCTATGATTCCTTTAATTATTTTCTTCACCCTTTTAACTATTAATGGACATACTTCATCTGAATACACATCTATGCACGCTCTTTGGCAAAACAGACCTCTATCAAATATGTCCTCCCTGACATATTTACATTCTTTGCATCGTTTCATTTAATCACTTCTCCATGGTGCTGGCATTGGTCTCCATGCTAACCTTTCAACCCTTGTGCCAATCTTTCTGTATTCATCTGAAAGACTCGTCCAATAACCACCTTCATCAGAATCATCTTTCCACCACGTTGCCGCTTCAACATAACGTTTCTTGTCATCACCATTCACGATGTATGTTGTAAGCACCTCATCGTTTGTATCTGGCATATTGTCTGAATTACACGGTATCCATTGCAGTACATCTTCGGATGGCAGTTCCTTCAAGCAATCGACACAAGCGTCATGAAAATCATCTAAGTTTTTAAACCTCACTGGATTTATTTTGGCGACTCTTAACATCGCCGCCTGTCGGCTTATATAGTCATCCATTCCGTATCTTCTCCTCTATGTCTGAATCAACTAACTGCGTACCGCTGAAATATGCCGTGTGGCAATACTTGCACTTGATAAGATGGTCGCTTGAATCTATTACCAAAGGCGCACCACAATTATGACACTGAACTTTCATGTAGTACGGCTTGCCCTTCAACCTCTCAATCATTTCACGGAGTTCCGCAATCTCATCATAGGCATTTGCGATCGTTGTTATAGTAGTATGATTTATGTCGGCTGAATCACTCAGTATAATTTCTGACTGTGCGAATGGTTGATTCATCACCGCTTCCTCGCCCATATCCATACCGTTCATAATAATGCTTGCTTTGCGAATATCATCCATCATCAACGCGTCCTGTCGTGTCTTTTCTATATGTTTAAGTATTGCCTTTCTGCTTATATAACCATCCATTCTGTTTATTATCTTTCCGTTCCCAATAATTGCAATATCCATCGTTAAACACATCTATACCATCTTCATTCCACAGAAAACATCTGCGTTTATCCCCATACCATTCTGTAGAATGTTTGCAATACTTACATTGCACTGCTGGTTGTACATCCCTACCGTGTCTACATAATTCGTAATATTCGCACAATTCAGCCATTTTGTCCACCGTCCATCTTTGCGCCACAGTTCGGGCAGTAGTTGTATGTGTACTCGCCATTTATATTCACATTCATTTCATAAAAGGTCTCTCCGCATATAGAGCATTTCGGGACAATTACGGCATTCCAATTTCCCTCGTTTCCATTAATCCACCGTCCCCGCCGCTCTGCGGATGGCAAATCATGTATGGCGCACATTGACGCATCTATACCGTTTATTTCTTTCCGTGCGTCTTCGGTGCTTATCCATGTTCTTCTGGCTTCAACTAATTCCAACAGCGCATCTATCGCCGCCTGTCTGCTGATAGTGTCGTTAACCATCTTTCCGCTCCCCGTAACTGCAATAGTCGTCTGCTTGCCAAGACCCGTAAAACCGTTCGCAAAACGCATTTTCCTTTCCCGCAAAACTATTGTGTTTGCAGTCCTTGCACCGCACTACCTCTACGACATCGGCAGCGAGTTCATTCTTTATACGATAAAGAACAAACCTAACCCCTCTACACCAATCTTCCGGCATACAACTACTCAGTTCCAAATCGTGTCCAATTTTGCGTATAAACTCCTCTGCATCTAAATACTTCGGCTCTCTCATTCCATTAACTCCCTCATAAACTCCATCAACGCATCATCAAGGGTCATGTACTTGTGTGACAATCTGCTATAAATGATCCCGTTTGGCTCATCAAAGTAGTAATCTTTTCCATACCAAGCGCTGGCAAGAAGCCTTAATGTTTCGTATCTACCCTTGTCGTACTCGTTCATTTCTCTTCGTTTCTTCGCCTCTGTTCCTGCAGCAGTTCCTGTTCCCAATCAAGCCAACCCTGTTTATCAATTCTTGGGTCACCGTACAGATCGTAACTCCGTTGAAAATCGCAATCCTCTATCATCACTCCAAGGTCTTTGTCGCTTAACTCTTGTAAGTGTGGACGAACAATAGAGCGAACAAGAGACGGCATATAAGTCTGTCTGCCGTGACAGTAACGGATAGCACATATGCAGAGTGTGCCAAAGTCCTCCTGATTTAGTTTGTAAGTTCCCATTGTCTCCTCCTTAAATCTTCCCCAAAATGAACATGGCAGCCGTTGCAGGATTCGAACCTGCGCATGGGGGAATCAAAATCCCCTGCCTTACCGCTTGGCTAAACGGCTATGGAGCCACCTGTGGGATTCGAACCCACATCTTCTGGTTTACAAAGCCAGCATTCTACCAGTTAGACTAAAGTGGCGTGTGACGAGGTATTATTCTTCGACCGCCCCGTCATCAGTCTCAACGCTATCACCGCTCGGTGTAGCTGGCGCCGATAGTAGGATTTGAACCCACGCAGACTTTTACATCCCTCTCTGTTTTCAAGACAGACCTCTTAAACCACTTGAGTATATCGGCATAATGGCGCAGACGAATAACTGGCTCCCGCGCCCAAGCACTGGTCTTTCCAAAAGAAACTCAATTAAGCAGGGTCAAGAGAAGGATTGACATAGTTCTCTTTGTTTTGCGGCCTACTGTTACTTCGGCATGGCGTGGGAGACGGGACTTGAACCTGCACATGCTTTCGCATTACTGTCGGTTTAGCAAACCGATGCCTTACCTATTAGGCTTACTCCCACATGCGCCCATGCCCGATATCTGACATGGGCTACGCATTGCCCTTGATATAGCGTTGGGTCTGCTTCTCAATCGCTTTCGAAATCGGAAATCTCAGATTATGCTGAAGTTAGTGCGCACTCGCAATGAGGATAGACGTCATGATTTTCTTCAGTTTATCGGCTGGATTGCTCCCGGATATTTATCGCACTTGTCTCATGGCTTTCGCCAAGGATACGCAACCTTATTCCGCAGCCGTCTGTCACGTCGTATTTACATACCGTTTCAAATAGTGCAGTTTGCTCCTTGCTGAGTTAAATCGCCGGACCGCTCCGGTCTCGAACCGAATAACTGCCAACCCCACCTGCGGAGCGCCGCCTGGCATACAGCTCAGCAGAGCATTGTTGACGAGATAGTTAATACGAGCCTACTCGTCATGGCTCTCATCGCAATCACCTCTCGGGTGTTGTCAACTGTAGTTCGGCCATATATCACCCTGATAGTGATACAGGCAGTTTATGATTTTGTTCCTCGTCTTTCGATCAATGTTGCTCATATGATTTATGGCATTGAGCAGATCGAACATATCTTCATCCGTGAAGTCATACACTTCAGCAAGTTTGGATAGTTTTTCATCCATAGCATTTTCTCCAAAGCGCCCCAGAGAGCGAGCGGCGTCTATGGTTCGCGGCCTGATATATCGGTCCTGGTATAAGGAGTTCACTTTCTGGTTGCCGTCCGGTCCTTATGCAATTAAGGGCGCACCTGTTGCCCGTTGCATCTACATGATCGGCCCCGCACCAGGGCGGCGTTTATTCGGGGCCAGTGTTTTCGGTGTTTTTGGTGTACTTCCGTTTGATGTGCCGCCCGGTGCCCATTACTGGCTATTTATCTTCTGGCTCCGTAAGCTGGTACAGGAACGCGATCATGTTCTTATACCGCTCACCGTACTTTTTCTTCATACGGTCCAGCAGCTCCAGCATATCCGCGATATCCTGATCGCATACGTCGTGTTTGTTTAATGCGTCCATGTTTACCTCCTACTGATCCCGCTCCAGGCGGAACTTCAATTCTCCGATCGTGCCGGTCTCCACGCACAGCTTCGCCTGGCGCTTCACCTCTTTTTCGCCGTATGCCCTGCAGAGCTGATCCCATTCCGGGTGCTGCTTCAAGGACTGCAGCGGATCCACACTGGCCCGTGCCACCGTCTGCCTGGTCTCCTGCTTGAGGGCTGCCCGGATCTCCGACGGATGCGGCTCTGTCTTCTGGCTTATAAATCGATGCCGGTACTCTGCCAGCACATCCGGGAACGAATAACCCCGGAACGTATATGCCAGGTTGTCCAGTGCCGTCTGCGCTGCCTTCTGGTCCAGGTTCTTATAATTGCGCGGGTAACTGTTGCTCAGCCACTCGTACAAAAGTCTTATCTCATTCAGGGTCATAAAACGCCTCCGTCAGCTGCAGCTTATCCAGATCTATTCCGCCGGCCGTCCTGTTCTCCCGGTACACCGGCTTGCCTACCCAGCCACGCATGACCGCCTTCCAGTTCCGGATCGGACTGTCGCCCCGCATCCAGCCGTTGCCCTCGTAGTAGTCCCAGAACGCCTCCGGGTCCACATCGATTCCACTTTCCTCCTGATAAGAGATGACCTCCTCCAGAGAGGGAGAGACCATAGCAGCGGATGCTGCTCTCTCTCTTCTTTCCTTCTTTTCTTCTTTACTTTCTTCTTGTGTGGTCGTCTGTTGGTCGTCTGTTGGTCGTCTGTTGGTCTTTCGTTGGCCGTTTGTTGGACCGTCTGTTGGTCGGGCATCCTGGTAAATCGCGTAATTTACAATGGTTATCGTTGTATAGTTTCTTGTGCTTTTGATGGTCACCATGTTGGACTCGTTCAGGTTCCGTAAGTATGTACGCACTTGGCGTCTGCTCCATTTCCAACGGTCCGCAAGACTTTGCTGGCTGGTAACAATCTGGCCACGCTTAACCTTCTGATGTTGGTTCCTATAAAACTTGTCTTTATCTGCCCAGTTTGCCATCGCGATCAGATCGACCCAGGCCTGGCCGTAAGTAAATGGTTCGCGTAGCCATAACTCACTCTGAAACAACTTTCGGTCCAGTTTAATGAATCCCATCTGATTCACCGCCCTGCAGGATCTCAATAATCTTGTCAGCCGTGTGTGCCTTGTCGCAGAACTGGAACTCGACACCGTAGTAGTTCTGGAAGGCCAGCATCTTGCGGTAGATCCGTTCGCCGCTCATGGCCAGCGGGCTTTCCTTCAGACGCGGGTTGACCCATTTAGGAACGTCGTCGATGCTCCGGATCTGGCCGCCGTGCTCCACCAGGAACACGATCTTGATGCCCATCTTCTGCGCCTCAGCCATCTCGTTTTCGAAGCGGCTGCCGTAACCCTTTGTTGTCTTCCTGGCGTCGGTGAAGTTGTAGGCCACCTCCGCCAGGTTCTGCTTGCGGTCCACCACCAGGCGCGGGTTGTCCAGGTTCATGTAGTCGCCCTTATACAGCTTGCTGGTGTAGTGCTGCACGCCGCGCCGGTCGAATCCGTCCAGGATCCTCTGGATGATGTGGGACTTTTCCCTGGAATCAATTTGTATTACCACATCTATCACCTCTTTGAGATATGAATGAGCTCATACGGCTCTCCGTTTACATCAAAGAAGGTATCCCCTGGTCTACACTTACTGTTGATGTATCCGTGATAGCGTTGAAGGAAAGAGCACGCCATCGATATGGATCGAAAACTGTATTCCACGCCATTGCTATCGCGTAATCTGCACTTCATAGTTGGGTATTGACTGTTATCAAACCCATATTTTATGTTTTCTTCTCGTGTCATCCATTCGAGGTTTGCTGCGCTGTTATTTGATCTGTCTCCATCGATGTGATTAACAGTGAGCTTAGAATACAGGCCCCCGCCAGGGCAAAATGCAGCAGCAACAAGGCGGTGAACCAAAACTGTTTTTTCTCTTCCATCTGCCCATAAACAAATGCACCTTGCGCCATTTCTTTGAGACTTTTGCTTTATGATCCGGTCTTTCCATCGTCTGATTCCATGGCGTTCTGTATAAGTGGTTTTATTATGCGATCGGACTCTCCCTTGATTACTTACCTGATAGCCGGGGAAGCCCTTAACATCCTTCCATATCTCTGCCATAAAGACCTCCTAAAATGGGACAGAGTCCGCATCCAGAATCGGCTCATAGCCCTCTGGCGCTTGATTTGCCACGTTATTATCATCGGCCTGACCGGATTTACCTTTAGGAAAATCAACGAGCTCTACGACGAGTTTCCAACCGTCTACGGTCTTGTCTGTATCCTTCAGCTTGTAGGGTTCGTTCTCCATCCGGCCGCACAATTCCATGCCGTCGCCCTTATGGAAGTACTTGGCGATAAAGGCTGCCATCTTGCCAAACGCTACGCAGCGAAACCAGTCCGTCTTTTTCTCCTCGTCCTTGTTCTTCCTTCGGTCAACCGCCAGGGAGAAGTTTGTGTATTCGGTGCCGTTGGCTCCGGTCTTAAGCTCTGGGTCTCTACCGAGTCTGCCGGTCACAATGATCTTGTTCATGCTATTCCTCCTCTTCCGCATCCATGCGTTCGATCTCTCTGGGGCCTTCAATGACCTTAGTTGCCCTGCAGTATGCGCAGTCCTCGCAGCGCTCCGGTTCGATCACGCCTTCCTTAACGGCGTCGAAGTACGGCAGCCGGTTCTTCAGGAATTCCATCTCCGCATCCAGGCGCCACTGCGGGATCTCCAC